TGTTTAGTTAGTTGTACAACTCTATCAAAGTCAGCATTAACCGTATCGGGTATGAAGTCACCGTTAAATTGGTAATCAGTTGTACGGCTTTCAGGTACATCAGAAACAATAGTAACTAAGTAGCCAGCAGTAACACCGACATCCATAGTAATAAAACCACCATCCTCATCACCAATAGTCCCAGCATCCACTGTATAAGCTGTGGTTAGGTCGGTTGAATCGTTAGCTTCTTGCCCTACTGGGGTGATGTACACGTTTAAATCAGTGTTCTCGAATATCTTAAACGTGTAATTAAAGACAGTCTGAGACGCTGTCGCTGTGTATTCATTGCGAGCGGGTAATACTGTAATGGTCATAATTCTTCCTCAACCTTATCTAAGGCTTGTCTAAATATTAGCAAATTCTGATAAGGCAATAACCGTCTCAATGTTCTCGTGTCTGATTCCTGCCACTCTTCGTCATCGGTAGCAGAGCCTGTAACTTTTAATGTTGTCGATAGTAGCGAGCCAAACGATGGGCCTAAAAAAGCCTCTGCCCTTGACCGTGAAGCAAAGCGTGAGCTTGGCGTTGATGTACCTAGCATGGGGCGTAACCCAAAAGAATTATTTGATAACTTTTCCATCGTGTTATTAGCTTCCATGATAATACCTAATACACCAGATCTATCTATACCCTCGACAACCCAATCCCTAGGGTCGTCACTTAAATCTCTTCCGGCATCCCACTGTTTAAATGCGTAAGCCATCATACCTAAAGAAGTAAGACCTATAATGCCTTGCATGAAATGCGCGTCTTGGCCCTGTATGCCTGCAATAGTCATTCGCTGAGTTGCCGAAAACATAAAAGACCTAAACTGGAATATCGACTTGCCAAGCTCCGTAGACATAAACAAGGGCTTTTCTTGGCCGGGTATAACAATAACCCGATCTGATTCTTTTCTCATGGCCCCGCCATACATATCAGCCAAGCCCTGGTAGTCCCATTTTTTAGTATTGGCTATCCATACGCCATCTACTTGCTCACTATACTTTTGAAGCTGACTACCTATATTTAAGGCATTATCCTTGCTAATGCCTAATTGAGCCAATTGAGGATCATAAATACCTTTCTTTAAGTCAGGTATTAAACGGTTCTGCATTGTCACTGCATGTAGTTGCTTGACCCCAGTAGTCCAGTAATCCATTAAGTTGATCTTACCAAAATTAGCCGCCGCCGATCTAACGCCGCGCTCAAACTTTGTCCCACCTTGGGAGTAGTCTGCGACATCTGCAATAATCTCGGCCCGACCACCCATTAAATTATCAACGCCGACACCGTACCGCCTAGCCTCTGCCGCTGCAATCTTAAACCCTTTTTGAGCCTTAATCATTGGAATTAGACCTTTAGAGAACGTATTAACAATGCCCTCGGTCATAACTATTCTAGCAACATCAGGGATAGAAGAGGCTGTTACGCCACCCATAAATCGTAAATAGTTTAAATCCCTAGATGTTCTACCCGCTCTTACCCAAAAGTTATCAGGGTCAACATTGCCAAACGTCCCGCGCATACGGTCACGCATTGCTGCAATATCTTTAATGTCTTTGGCTTTATTTTTTTCTAGCTTTCTAGCTAAAGAGTCATCGCCTTTTTTTGAGGCTGCTGTTATTTTATCATCCCATGCCGTGGCAACATCTTTAATGGCCGATGTCATATCAATATCGCCATAGTCTATAGCTATCTCTGCATCTGCCGCTACATTCTTTAAATACCTGCCGCCCAACAACTCAATGTCGGATTGTAAAAACTCTTCAACTAATTCGTCATCGATAGTGAATACACGCTGCTTTAAAGCGCCTTTTAGCCCTTGCTTACCGGGCTGGCCCGATGTGTTTTGTCCTATCTTGTAATCATAAGGTAATCGACCATCTGGCGTACCCTTGATCCTAGAAGCTATCTCTTGAGCTAGCTCATCAAAGTCAATATCAGGATTAGCGTTGTTCTTTTCTGATAGCCACTTAGAAACAACCTTTACAAACTGGGCCTGCTTAGTGGTAATAGCATCCTTGTCCCACATACGATTGAGATAAGATATTGACGTGTCAACCTCGACTGCCTCATCTAAAAACTTAGCCTGTATAGCTCGCTGCTTTAATGGCTCATAAAGTTTAGAGCGCCACTGCTTAGCAGATGCCGCAACCTCTGGCACCTTATGAATATCACCTCGGCGCATGGCCTGACCAACAGAAACATTAAAATCTCTGCGATTCATTACACCGCCATTGGCTCTATATTGCTTAAATAAGCCTAAATGCTCATGCAAAGAATCAGCATATTTCCCATCGTGCAGCTTAATCCTTGTTTCCGTTGCTTGGCCAACCCCCTTTTCAAAAGCGATAGGCGACTCTGCCAAGTTTGCGGCTAGTGATCGAGTCTCCGGCAATTCACTGGTAACAGCCCTACTTAATGGATCGAGTGAAAATAATTTAGTTAAACCTTTGGCTATCTTGCCTTTTACCTGCACATCTTGAAAAGTAGCCATAGCGCCAACACTGTCGCCGCCCTTAGCAATTACCGGCTCTGGATCAAGGCTTTTCTCTATTTCGTCTGAAAACTGAGCTATATCCTTTTTGCCTTTTATGGCCTGTGTTGCTGGGCCTAAGCTGCCTAAAACGCCACCTAAGAAAAATGCACCTGTAACATTAACCGCCGACTCGCCATAAGTCCTCTCTATCTGTGAGTGGTGCAAAGCCGCCTCTGTGACTGCCGTTGATCCTGCCGCGACACTGCCGGTTGCTGCTGCGCCCGCAAGTATTGAGGCACCGCCACGATACGTTTTATAAGCTGTGCCACCTACTGGAATAAGGTTTATAGGGTCGGCCATAGAAACCGCAACAGTGGTAAAAAAAGCATCTGCACCCGCATCGGCTAACCGTTTTCTATCTCGCCTCTCTCTTTGTTGCTGCGACCTCACCGCGTCAATCTCTGCCGTGTTATCGGCAAGTGCCGCATTCTCAACAAAAACAGGGTCTAGCTTTTCCTCATCGGTAAAATGATCAAAGGGGTTAAAGTCGGGGTTTGTTGCCGTATCAGGCAGATCACCATTCCTAGCAAGATAAGAGCCTATGGTGTTTTCCGTCCTAAAAGCAGGCATGACAACATCATCAAGATAGCTTTGTGGGTCTGCACCCTCAGCCACAAAGTCAGAGCCTACCGACCTTGCAAACGCTTGTTGCTGATTCTTATCTTCAATGAACGGCATTAAAGCCCCTTAATATTCATTTGCTTAGCTTTTTCAGCCTGCCTTTCTGGCATTCCTCTTAAGCGATTAACCTCTGTTTCTGCATTTTTAGTAGCTATATCAATCTGAGCCTGCATGTCTGGCTTCCATGTAAATCCGGGTAAATAAAATACACCCTTATCACCCATATCGATACCAACTAGATATTCAGGCTGGCCGGTTGATGCAGTTCTAGCTGTATGATCATTACTACCAGACAGAATTAAATCTTCCTTATTAAATTCAAAAGGCATCAAAAAGCCTGTCTTTATGTCTTTTAGCAGTTGATCACCTATGTATTCCGAGCTACCAGACACAGAGTAATAGTCTTCTGGTCGATACTTCATTGCTCTGGATCTTCCAGTAACCTCAGACTTGCCCCAATTCCTACCCACTATCTGCAATGCCTTTTCCTGTGCATTGGCTTCATCCATGCCAGCAGTATAGTGTGCATCAAATTGAGCTTTATACTCTTTAATCATTGCAGGCGTATTAGCCCTATCTAGCAATGAGGCTCCAAACATTGGATCAAATTCGCTATCTATAGCATCCATATAAACATCTGGATCGTCTTTAACAAGCTCTTTTAGCTGTGACTGTCTCGCTTCAACTCTTGCCTTGTTGTTGGGGTCTGTTTGCTCTCTAGCTAATGCTACGGCCTCTGCTGGCTCTAAGTTGGTGCTTAGCTCAGATACTAAGCGACCAAAAGCCCTGTCGTTAGGAGAGAAGTCCCTATCAACAACACCTCGGATAGAGTCAATCCGATCAATACTATCGGCAGAAGCAATAATTAACTCTGGGTTATCCGACCTGAGCCCATTAACAATACTGTTTTTTAGCTGCGTGGGAACCTGTTTTAGACGATCGACAATTTGAGCGGTCTGTGCCTGTACTTGCAATGGCTCCATGCCCTCTAGTTGTGGCGCTATATGGCGCTTATAATACCCATCAATCTGACTCTTATCTAAAATAATGCCATCATCGCCACCTATCTTTGCGGCAACTTGGCTATCATCGAAAGCGACATCTCTCTGGTTTTTTTGACCGCTAACAAGGCTAGTTAAAATAGATGTTCTCTCAGCCTCTGATATCTGCCCAGAATCGAAAAACTCTTCGGTTTTTTTAACAATACTAGCAGCATCACCGGCGCCGGTTTTAGCGGCTATCTTAAGATTAGAAATATTGCGGCTAATTGAAATCTTCTCTTCCGCTCTCGCCTTTGTCGCCACTGTTAGCTTTTCGCCGATAGCAGCCTGTGCCTGGCCGATAAAGTTGTTCCACTCTTTTACCGCCCAGCCTTTAGGCACCTCTTTTGATAGGCTTTCTATCTCTTCAAATGCCGCATCAAAAGCAGACTGACCGCCATCCTCAATAGTAAATGCCTCATCAAAAGCAGACTCTAAATTGCCCAGCAAGCTCTCTTCGGTAACGCCACGCTCCATATCACGCTTAATGGTAGCCTTCTGGTCATCTGTTATGGCCATCTCATCAACGGTAGCAAAGGCATTCTGTAACTCTAAAGCTGCACCCCTAGTATCACCGTTTCTAGCTAGCCGCTCTGATGACTCCATAGCCGAAGTGGCATTGGATTGTAAGGTATCCGCTATTTCTTGCTTCTCGCGCTTAATCGTATTGCCTTGAACCTGAATACGAGCACTAGTAATTTGATTGTTTAATGACTCGGCCACCACCGATCTAGCCGATTGATCAACACCGTCTAAGACTGATTTGCGATAAGCCTCTATTGCGTCATTAAAAACTAATAGGTTATCGGGGTTTTCTTGAGCTATCCGAGAAACTTCCTCTCTATTGTCGCGATCAATACCCGCAACATAAGCCGCTCTAAGCCCTTTATTAAATGCCTGCTGCTCTTGGCCAAACAATACCGGAACGTCTTGCTGCTGAGCTTCTAGTGGTTGATTAGGGTCGAACTGTGCCTGCCCGGTAACTTGAGCCTGAGCCGCATCTTGTGCAATCTTCTGGCTGGCCACTTGAGCTTGTTGTGATGCAAAGTTATCCAATCGGTTAGCCAAGGATTGCATACCCTGTGCAGCACCTGTTGATAAGTTGCTTTGACGAATGTTAGTAACCTCTTGAAATCTGGCCATTAGTTACCACTCAATGATGCGAATTGACTACCTGATTTTAGCAGTCCCGTGAATGCTTGCGCTCTCGCCTGCTTCTGAGCAATCGAACCCCTTGATCTCTGAGTAAACGCCTCTAATTCAGTTGAGAATATATCTCGTTGCGTGGCTTGTTCTTCGCGCTCAATATCGGCCTGTAAAATAGTTAATGGCGAACCTTCAAACGCCGCTATACCTCTAGCGCCTGCACTCGCATTCTGGCTGGCCAAAGCGCTGGCTAGACGGTCTTTACGATCAACCTCTCTTGCGGTAGCTGCTAACTCTGTTTGTCTCGCTTGAACCTTAGATTCCCCACGAGCTATATCACCCGCGGCCCTACTTTGGTTAGCGCTTAATAGGGATGAGCCTATAAATAATGGTATTGCTGCAGCAGCCATCAGATGGCAACCTCCAAAGCTATGCTAAGAATCTGCCAAGGCATCGGCGTATCTTGCGTGATGGTTACTTGAGCCTGTAAATCCCAGCCCAACAAATGTATTCGATTTAATTCAGTACTAGGCTCTGGCGCATCAAACTGATTTAGACCTATGGTTTTATCGGCTATTCTTTGGCCGTTAACTATTACACCATTACTTAAGTAAGTTTGCACACCACACCGAGCTATCTTCTTCTTACGCGCCCAATTTGGCCCTTTCTGTATTGGTACATTCAAAGGCATTGTTACTATCTTGGGATTGAAGTTTAACCCAACCTCATAAGTGCCTGTATCAAAATTAACAGTAACTTGACCACCACTTACAACCTGATCTAACTGAACTGCACCGGAAACCTTAATCTTAACCGCCTCACCTTCTAAGTGACTTAGCCCGCTAATAACATTAGTTGATAATGAGCCAGTAACAGCAGCATCGGTATTTAAGTCCCGATTCTCAACCTCTATGTGATACTCAGTGCCGCCATTAATTGCTCTTTGGGTCAATAAGTAAACAGTGTTATCAACAACGGCTACAGACTTAACATCGCCTTGGGTAGTCCAGTTAGTGAATGCAGATACATCCTCGGTAATTAGGGTATTGAATACCGTCATATCGCCATCACTATTCACGATGTAAACATAGTTGGCATCATCAACGTCTGTACCCCTAGATGCTGCTAACTTAACTGGGTTGTTAATTAATTGAGGCGCAAGGATAGAAACCGATCGAGTTTCATTAGCTTGCAGGTCATTTAGAAAAACATACTGGTTTAATGACTTGCCAGACTTTTGGGCAAATAACGTAACCCCGTCAATTGTCACAGGACGAACACGCTTAGAGCCTAAGTTTGTTTGTGGGCTAATCGTTATATTGCTCGGCGTTAATGGCTGGCCTATAGTTTGTGGTGCGTAAAACTCTGCACCCGTAGTAAAGACTTGTAACGCCCTATTAGAGTAAATAGCCTGTATGGCGTTTACCTGATCAGTATCTAATGTGACATCAATAGACTCATCATCACGACCAATACCAGCATCGAAGTTAAAAAACTCATTTACACGACTGCCCCATACCGTACTTGGCCTAGACCTTGAGCCGCCAAAGTACAATCTAGCTTCGTGAAAGGTTAAAGACGTTGGCCAGCCTCTAGTGCTAGACCATACATCTTCTTTCTGGCTAGATCCCGCCTGTGTTTGAGTTGTATTAATAGCGAAGTTTGTATCTTTAACTAAGACGGGCGTACCTGTGACAATATCCCAATTCTCAGCACTTGAACCACTAAATGTAATATCAAATGTTGGAGGTGAGTTTGAAGTTCTTTCAACATCAACGCCACCAGATGCAATTAAAGGAACAGCCTCCAACGCATCCCTAATATTATTCTCGTCTGTTTTCTTGTTTGTTGAAAAGACAATATCCTCAGTAAGAATGCCGTTAAGGCTTAACTTATACCGATCACCCTCCGTTGCATTGGTGAATATCATCTCTTGTATTTCTGATGTAGGCGTAGGGCTTGAGCCATCATTGAAATCAAACTGGGGGATACCTGAAAAATTAGCTGTAGCTATTGTCCAGTTCGTATCTGATGTCCTAGTTATTGTTCTTGGCTCTATATCAGGATGGGCGATAATGATCGTATCGGCAGACTGGATATAATCAAAGCTAGTTATCTCACTGCCATTATAAGGCGTGGCCAGGTAATCATTGCCCGACCCGTTAATATTAGTTTGCAGAACGCCACCTTTAAAGATGTACATCCTATTATCAGTAAAAGCCAGCAAATAGCTTTGCTCGGTTGAGAACGAGAATGATTCCAACCTACCGCTAGTGGGGGCTGTATAAAGATATTCCATGCCTGGGCGCTTCTTAACGCCACCTTGAGGAATAGTTAAAACATTAGTAGCTTCAAACAGGCCATTGTAATAGGGCTGTATATCAATCCTACCGACTAATCGAGGATCTAGCTCGCCTCGGTTAAGGTTAGATTGTATTTGGTAGACAGCAGCCATTTAAGCCCCTAGGAAAAGTAGTTACCGCCCTGTCTTACATCTGTGAAGGGCTGGTCAATAATCGGTTGTTGTGGATGTGATTGCGAGTCAATAGAGCGTGCCTGTGATATGGCTACTCGGTATTTCTGCTCAAATACTTGCGACTTATTTACATCCTCAGTAACTAGCAATGCAAAATCCGCTGCCAGTTTGTATTCTAATGCTTTCTGAAAATGAGGCGGCAGTTGTGATTCTGCCACCTTATAAACATAACGAGCCAAAAGCTCATTCTGGTTTGAGTAAGTTAAACTCCCCACCATTGCATAATTAGAGAAAGGCATCACTGACCAATATCTAATTAAATCGGTGGGGTTCTGATAGGCATATTTCCAATTGGTTAAGGCATCTGGCGCTTGTGATAACTGATTAAGCTTTTGTTCCTTTAGTGCAAATGTCCAAGGATGTTCCGAGAGCAATTGCTTGTAAGTATCTGGATACAAATTGGCCGCAGCTGTAGCGCCTGCACCGGGTTCCGTAAAGCTGGAAATAGGGTTATCGCCAATGAGAATCAACGCATTAGATGCAATATCAATATCACTGGCCATAACCTACCCCTTATGCAAATGCGTTAGTTAATGCAATGGTTACAACGCCCGCGCCTGATACCGCAACTTCATAGAAGTCCGTACCATCGGATTGCTGCGCCAAAATAACATCTGCATTTTTAAGCCCTAAACCACCCGTTAAACTTGCCGCGTCATCAAAGTAGCCACTAGCGACCACAGCTGCCGATGCGTCATCTGTACGATAGGAAAAAATACGAGCTGCATTACTGTTTGCCATAGATGACAAAGGAATAAATGTACTTGCTGAAAAAGCCATGATAAGCCCCCTTAAGAAGTTGTGGTCATGCGAACAACGCCGGCAGCTTCACGAGCTACTGCACCGGCCTTCAACATACCATTAGCTAACCACGAGGTTTTTTGAGCAACCCAGTCGATAGTAGTGTTCATATCAAGACCTACCGCATAACCAATAGATGCCTTGTGATAAGCATAGTTAGTTAAAGCTGGTAAACCGCCTTCATCGCGTGTTTCGATAACGTTAAAAGTGAAGCCCATGAAAGTGTTAATCTCACCATGAACCAGTGCCTTTACTGTGTTGAAGTCTGAGCTAGTAGTTTCAGTCTCAACACAGT